CTAACCTTTCTTCTGCTCGCTGTCTCGACCAAGCATCTTCTGAAGCACCTCGGCGTCGCTCTGGACGTTGCCGGGGGCGTAGTGCTTGCGGGTCGTCTCCCAGGACGAGTGCCGCATCACCCGGCAGATGACCAGCGGCGGCACCCCGGCATCTCGAAGTCGTTCCCCACATGAGCGGCGGAGGTCGTGGGCGGTGGCGTACTTGGTAGGGCGGCCCGTCCTGTCGTCGGCGGGTTCGACCTCGATTCCGGCCTCCTTGCCGATCCGGGCGATGACCTTCCCCACCCACTCAGCGTCCGGCCGTTGGTGACGGACCTTCCGGCCCATCTTCAGTTGCAGGGAGGACGGGTTGAACACCCACCCCTTCCTCTGGTCCGTCGGGGTCTCTTTCAGGACGGCCTCGAACCAGGGCAGGAGCGGGATGCTCTCCTCGGTGTCGTTTTTCTGCATCGCCGCCGGGATCTCCAGGATCGCGTGTTGACCGTCCTTCCAGACCGGGCGGATGGTCCCCGGCTTGTCCCAGGAGACGTGCATCAACTCGTCGAGCCGCAGAGCGGAATCCCACAGTCCGCGGAGGACGTGTTTCCAAGAGCCGGCGGCCTTATCCCCGACGACCTTCGCGGTGGCGTCGAGCATCTTCTGAAACTCGTCGGCGGTGATCGGCCGCCCCTTCATGACCTTTTGTTTCGGGGTCTTGATCTTCCGCAGCTTCGGGGCGTTCGGGAGCCAGCCCTGGAGGTAGGCCCAGTTCAGGGCCGCCAGGACGCAGTTCATGTAGCCGCGAACGGTGTGGGCTGACCGGGGTTTCTTGCGGCGGCTTTGGGCTCCCGCGAGGAGCTTCGCCTGGAGTTGCTGGAGAGCGTTTGGGTCGGCGACGTCCGCGAGCGTCTTGGGACGGAGGATTCGCTCCGCGAGGTCGAGTCGGCTTTCCGCGTGGATCGAGGTGCTGTCCCGCACGGTCGCCAGGTGGAGAACCCGGTACTGCTCACGGAAGTCCTCCCAGGTCATGTCCGGGCCCGTGGCCTTCTCCTTGCCGGATCGGGTTTCGAGACCGAGGAGGAGCTTGGCTTCCAGTTCCGCCTTCATCCGGTTCGCTTCGTCCTCGTCGCGGCTGCCGACGGAGATGCGGATCTCTCGCTTCTCTGTCGGGCAGGTGTATCTCAACTGGAACGGCCGACCTTCGGGCCGGGCAATGCGGACCTTGGGGATCTTCCGAGCAGGTTCCGGGCTGGTCTCCTTCTCGGGCATGACTTGGTGTGTTCCTCGTAGTGTTCCGAGCTGCGATCGACGGACCACGTTCAGCGATCTGCGGAGACGGTTTCCCGGCTCCGGCTCTCGTGGGACCTGAGGACGTACTCGATCCAGTCGCGACCGTAGACGTAGCCGTGCTTGTGGACGTAGAGAACCCGAAGACCGGCCCGCCGTGCCGACCGAAGCGTGGCCGCCCGGATGCCCAGCCGCCGGGTGAACTCCTTCAGCGTGTAGAGCTGGTCCGGGTTGATAACCCCGACCGCATCGTCTTGGGTCTGCATGGTCGTGACTCGGTCCGTTGCCTGGTCGCCTTCGTCTCGGCCTGAACCGACCTCAACAGCGTTACCCGGATGAGCCGGGCGTTGCTGTCGGGCTCAGTCCAGGTCGTTGACTGGAGCGGAGTGGAGTTCGGGTCGCTGAGGAATCTCGGCCTCGTTGGGGCCGTGGATCGTCGCCGCTCGTGCAGAAGGGTATCTGGCGAAGGGGAGTCAGAACTACGGGAGGATGCGGGGACTTGCGGGGAGTTACGGGGAATGTAGGATTGGTTCACTCCGGAAGGACGGACGACAACACAGAGAAGTCGCTCCCCGTGTAGCGTCGTGCGGTCAGAGTGCCCGCTCTTAATAGGAGCGTGATCCCCAGGTCATCGACCGGTCGATGTTCTAAAACTACTACCATGAGCCAGCCTGACGATCATCCCCAGCACGTTGCCGGTCGCAAGACCGCCGTGAACCTCGTTGAGTTCGACCACCGCACCCGCGAGGTGATCCGGGCCGTGACGAAGGTCGCGAAAGATGTCTTCGGCGAGGCTGCGGTGAAGGAGTTGGAGGGGAGCGTCAGCGTCTCTGTCGAGGCGAAGGTCATTGCGAAGGTGTTACCCCAAGAGCCGGGTGCGAAGGAGCACGTGCTGCTGGGGGTGTCTTCCGACTACTGCCCCCAAGATTGGCGGGGTATGCCTGCCGCGTTCGACGGTCCCTTCTTGGTGATCGAGAGCCTCTTTCACTTCCTCCCTCTGCCTCGTTCTTCGCCTGAGGCTGCCGCTGAGGTCGCGGAGCCTGTGCTTCGCGAGTTGAAGTCGAGGCTCCCCTCGACCTGACCGTCGCGTCCGCTTGCCCTTCACATCCCCATCACCGTCCAGCGGCCTTCGCTGAGCATCCGGTCCTTGAAAACGTCGTAGCGAAGGATCTTCGTCTCTGGCTTGCCTTGGGCTTCGATGATCGCGGTGACGGTGAAACGGAAGCCGCCGGAGGGACCGGGGGCGGGCGTGACGTTGGTGATGTCGTAGCTGACCAATCGTTTTCCCGCGGCGGAGAGGGAGGCCCAGGTGATGTCCATCGTCATCTTCGCCGCCGCCTCGGGATGCTTCTTCTTGAACGTGGCCATGTCCTCGCCGGCGACCCAGCTGTCGAGCCAGGCCCGGAGGATCGAGCGGGCGTGGGACTCGGTGCCGCTGATGTCCTCGGACGCCTTCGTGGTGATGAAGTACGTGCCGGACTTTTCGTTGAGCCCCACGTTGTACAGCCGCGTCTCCGGGCCACCCGGAAAGGTCAGCGTGACGGACACATGGTACGTGCTGTAGCCACGGCGGCGTCCCTCTCGGGTAATGCCGGTGATCTGGTACCCGGTGGGCCGAGGGTCAGTTGACAGCCGAAGCCGGATCTCGTCGAAGTAGTCTTCCGAGTTGGTGACCCGGAGCTTGTCGAGTGGCTCGCTCGAACACCACTGGTCCAGGGCTGTGCGGATCGCTTCCTCTGCCTTCGCCTGCCGGCGGCTCTCCGCGACCGTGTTCCAGACCAGGAAGGAACCGCCGCCGAGGAGGATGAGAGCCAAGACGACGATGCCAGCGGTGATGAGGAGTTTCTTTCGGCTGCGTCGCGGTGACGGGCCGGCCGGTGGGGTACGGTCGTCCTTCTCTTCCGGGAGGTCTTCGGGTACGGGGACGGGAACGGTGGACCCGCATTTCGGGCACTTGGCCTTGCGACCGGCCGCGGCGTCGGGGGCCTTCGTCCTGGCGTGACAGGTCGGGCAGGTGACGGCGATGGGCACGACGACTCCTCGGGCGGTGGACCCTGATGAGGTTGGCGGACGGCGGACTCCACTGACCCACTGTTGTCAGTGAAGTCGCTACGACGATGACCGCCGGCGGTGTGGCCGGTGACCCGTCGATGGTCCTGTCTGTGACCCAAGGGTGTCGCGGAGCCGGGTGAGGAGATCGACCAGTTCCTGCGTGTCCGAGAGGAGCCGTTGGGCGGCGTTGAGGCTGGCGTCCGCGAGTTGCTCGGGGGTAGCCGCTGCGTCCTCTCGTCCCCGAGCGTGGGGTCGGTCGCCGTGGTCGTCGAGGCACGTCAGTCGGAAGCCTGGACGGACTCGGTAGCCCCCGGCCTGCTCGTCGTGGTAGACCGGGACGCCGGCCAGTTGCAGCGTCTGGATGTCCCGGTAGACCGTCCTCTCACTGACTTCCAGTTCCTTGGCTATCCCCTCGGCGTCCCACGGTTCTCCGCGGCTCAGGACGAACTGGAGAACGCGGAGGACCCGGCCGATGCGTTCGCACTGGCGGGCTCGACGTTCCGCATCTGTTCGTTTCTGTTTGGCCACGGGGTGATCGTCTCTCCGCTGGCATCGGCGGCCCTTGAGCCGTGTCGCGTGCTACTATCGCGGATCGCGATGACACCTCTGGGTCAGTCCGCTGACACGAATTTCCGCGTTGGATTCGGACCGGTCGGAGTGGGGGCGGTCGGGGTGGCTGGGTCCGAGAACGGAGTCGTCCGGAGCGTCGCGGTCTTGTAGCTCAGGTACGCGACCAGTTGGTCGATGAGCCGACGTTCCGGGGTCGTGAGGAACCGCCTCTGACACCGGAGAACTTCCGCGATGTCGGTGAAAGAGAGTTCCCCGACGAAGGGCGAGCGGGGGAGGCCACGGAGTTTGTCCGCGTGCGGGATCGAGGCGAGGAGTTTCGCCCGGTCCCGGTACTTGGCGACGAGCGGGTTGTTCCGGGTCGGGGCGACGAGGACCTGGACGAAGTCGCGGGGCCGGGTGTCGAAGAGTCGGAATCGTTCGTACCAGCCGCATTCCAGCAGTCCGACCCGGACATTGCGGATGAGTTGGTCGCTGGGGTAGGTTCCGGTCGGGTCGCCGTTGGCCGTCTTCGGCGAGAGCGGCGACTCGTACTTGAACTCCCAGAAGGCGGTGGTGGGGGCCTGGCCTTCCCACCGCATCGTGACCTCGATCTGGGAACTACCCTCCCGCCAGCCGAGGAGTTCGACGGGGAACATGGGGCGGTTCTGCCAGAGGTCGATCCGGAACCTCGACAGGTGTCGCCGGTCGAAGCGGTTGACACCGAGGGCGGCGTTCAGCAGGTCGGGGATGACCCAGCGGGGTTGAAGAACCTTGAGGACGCTCATGACGGTCGCGGTCACGGCGTCCTCGGCGTTGCTCCGGAGGATGAGCGGGCAGCGGAGCTTCCCCTCGGCCGCGAGCTGGCAGAGCTTCCCCTGCTTGCCTCCGAGTTCAAGCAGCATGGGGCGGGTCCACGGTCGGGAGGTTGATCCGGTCGTCCGGGGGTGGCGGGAGGGATTGGTCCGATTGCCACTCACGACAGGGCCGCCGGTAACTGCATGTCGAGCAGTTGTGCGGGGACTCGATCGGGTAGAACACCCCGTGATCGACGGCGTGGTCGATCACCTGGACGAGATCCCCGAGCCGGGCGATGTCCGGGAGTGTGCGGGTGGCCGGGACCGACTGGATCTTGACCTTCTTCGTCTTGACCAGGACGAGGAACCGGAAGGCGGCGTCCTCGGCGTACTGCTCCTGGGCGGCGTGGACGTAGGCGGTCGGCTGGATGGAGAGAGCGGCGTCCATGTCCGAGTACGAACGGCTGCTGGTCTTGATGTCGGTGACGACGAGCTTCCCAGCGTCGTCCCGAGTCAGGAGGTCGAGGACGGCGACCAGTTCCCGGGCCATGACCTCGCCACGGGTGTTGATAAGCGGGACGACGATCTCCTGCTCGACGCCGACGATATTCTCCGGCGGGGGCTGTTGGAGGTAGGCTTCGATCAGGGCGGTCCCCTGCTCGACGTGCCCGGGCTCGGTTCCCCGCGGGTAAGTGATCAGGTCCCACCGCTTTCGTTCCGTCCAGGCGGTGTGGAACGCGTTGAGGACGGACACTGGGACCATCGGCCGGCCCTGCTGGAGGCTGCGGTGGTAGTGGGCCAGGGCTTCGTGCAGGACGGCCCCCAGAGCGAGAGGTGCCGGAGTGGATCGCGGCGGGATGCCGAGAACTCGCTGGAACCAGTACTGGAGCGGGCACCGCAGGTACTGATTGATGGCCGTGTAGCTGGTCGGGGTGCTCAAGTTGAGTGTCTCCACCGGGGTGGGTGTGGGGGATGCGGTCGGCCGTTGCGGGACGGCTTGCGGGGCGAAGGTGGTGGCTTCCGACCGTCCGGAGTGATGTCCTCCGGGCGGTAATCAACGCTGGCCCCGCAGAAGTGGCAGTCGATCACATTCCAGGGCTCGACGGGCTCGTCCCCGAAGAGGGGGATGCGGGTGCCGCAGACCGGACAGCGGATGTAGAAGAGAGCCACGGTTACCTCCCTTCGCCCACGGTCTGGTTGAGGGCGTCGATGATCTGGCCTGCCTGCTTCTTGGTGAGTTGGTGGAGCGGGCAGGGATGACCGATGGTGTCGTTGACGACGGCGTCGAGCTGACCCGACGAGAGCCGCTGCTTCTTGGCCAACGCCTGGATGAACCGGAGTTGGTTCGGGGTGGCCGCGTCGTTCCCGGGGCCGGTCCGGGGTTGGTGGTTTGGGGTTGGTGGGGTGGTCCGTGGCGTGGGCGGCGGTGGAGGATCGGCCGGTCGGTCCTGCCTCGGGGCCGGATGTGGGAGTTGGGGCCGCGGCTCGGCCGAGGGGATATCGGTGGGCTGGCCCTGGTAGCGTTCGACCTGTTGGCGAAGGGCCTCGTCCGCGAGGTCGTAGTACTCCTTGATCCGCTCGATGACGGCGTCCGGATCGTCGAGCGGTGCGTTGACCTCGCCTTCGATGTTGAGCGTGAAGCCGGTCGAGTTGTAGTTGGCGGTCAGCTTCCGGCTCAGGCCGACGTTGACGCGAAGCATGAATCCTCCAGATACGGCCGATCGGACATCAGCAGTACCCGGAGGGAGGACGACGCATCGGTTGGGTGGGCTTGGCCGCCGCCCTCACGCTTCGGAATGGTCCGGTGAAGTGTGTGACTTCGCCTTCTCCCACGCATCGACGAGGGCCATGAAAGCGGGATCGGTCTCGACGGGTTGGGTGAGCGTGAAATCACGGACCTTCGTCAGTGGCGTATTCCATCCCCGTTCATCCACCGTGTCCCAGAGGACGACACACTCGGAATCGAAGGCGACGGCCTGGAGAGTAACCGTCTGGAGGTTCGCGAGGATTCCGGGAGGCAATGGGGTCATGGCAGGGGAAACGGGATAGAGCAAGCGGCGGGGACTTCACTTCCCCTTCTCCCGGATCAGCCTGAGCAGTTCCGCCAGTTGCTCCCGACTGAGTTTCTTGAGGGCGATGAACAGGCTGTCGCTCATCTCGCCGAGTTCGGCTTCGATGCGGTCGATGTCCTCTTCCTTCGCGGTCGGGGTCAGGCTGCTTCCGCTGTTGTAGCGTGGGTCGTTCACGTCGAGTTCTCCTTGCTGGCCTCTACCCTACTCGTGGGTAAAGGGGCCGGTTGGTTGCAAGAAAACTCGATTTCTGTTGTGGTTGGCGTGGTTGCAATCGGCCAGTCGGAGTTCGTGGCTGTCGGGTTGCTCAGACGGCGAGGGTGACGATGGGTTCACCGGCGGCGAGCCGGAGGGCCAGGTCGAAGGCCCGGACCTTGAGGGCAGCCCCGGCTCCGAAGAGAGAGCTTTCGATCCGCTTGGAGGTGCGGTCGGCGTCGTCCCGGCCGCGGGTGGTCTTGTGGTGGTCGATGTACTCGGTCACGGCGTTGAAGGCGGCGAAGGCGGTGTGCCGGGTCTGCGGGATGTCGGCCCCCATGCCCTCCTCGAAGAGGCGGTTCAGGGTAAGCCGGACGTTCTGGGCTCGGGCTGGGTGGCGACCGTCTGGGTCGGGGAAGAGAACCCCGAAGTACTCGTTGAGCCGAGCCTGGGTCGGGGACTGAGCTGCGAGGAAATCGACCTTCTCGGCGAGTTGATCGAAGTGTTGGCGTGCGATGCCGAGGACTTGGCGGGCCTCGTTGACGCGGCTGGTCAGGTTCCCGCGGTGACGGATGGCGATGCCTTCGCCCCGGTGCTGGCGGTGAGCAAGGTTCCAAGTATTAGCACAAACGACGCGAATACTCGTGAAGAAGCACCGCAACGCGGAGCTTCCGTCGTGGCTATTCGAGAGGAGCAGGAAGGGGTCGATCTGGTCGTCGGAGCCGCGGACCCGGATGGAGTTGGGGAGCTTGGCGAGGAGCCAGACCCGCTCGCCTTTGCCCAGTGCCCCGGCCGTGTGGTACGCGACCTCGTCGCCGGCAGCGAGCTGATCCATGAAGTTGAAGCACTCGCGGTTTTGGATCGGGGTGTAGCCCTTGCTGACGACGCCGAGTACCTGGTGGGTGTCGGAGCGGACGACGGCCTTGCGGCGGGGGACGTGGAGGTCGCTGACGGTGCGGAGGGGCTGGAGATCGACGGTGTAGTCCAGGCCGGCGGCAATGATGGCCTCTGCGGCAGTCGCAGGGCGTTCGAGACGGGTTCCCAGCCGGTGCCAGGGAGTCGGCCCGGCGTACATCATGGCGGGCCGGCTGTTCGTGGTGGCGATGTCTGCGGGCACGATGGTTCCTCACTGGTGGGTGGGTCAGAATGCCGTCACGTGTGGTTACCCTGACCTCCCGCAGTTGACCGGTACGAGGGATTCCAGAAATGCTGGGGGATTCATCGCTTCTCGAAGTGTTGTGGGCCGGGATGAAATAACGCACATGGAGAAGGAGAGGAGAAGCTTAGAACCATGTTTTTCTCTTGACGAGCAAAGCACGAATCGCGACTCTATTCCCCACTTCCTTGAACCCACCGATGCCGTACTGAGAACCGACACCCATGATTGGCCTTCGTCGTTGGCTGCTCGGTAAGGTCTTTTCGCGTCGCCCAACCTGTAACAGTCAGCCACGCCGAGGGGTTCATCTCGGCCTGGAATCACTCGAAGTGCGGGATGTGCCATCCGCAGTGGCGATCAAGCAGCACTTGCAGGGTACGGCTGTCCTGGAAGAAGTCGGCTCGACGGCGATCATCCAACTTCCCCAGCCCGTCGTGGCGGCGAACACGATCCTCGTTGGGAGCGAAGTGGTCGATGGATTGCACTATACCGACCCGCCGGTCCTCTTCGAACTCATCGACCAGGACGGTAATCCCGTGACGGCGGAGGCTGTGCTCGCCACCCGAATCGGACCAAGTGTCTCGCCTCCGACTCCAGATCCGACTCCAGATCCGGGGGCAACCCAAACGGCCGTTGCGGGGGCATCATCGACGATTACCGTCGCAGCGGACGTTTTGGAGTTCCTGAGCGGTGTCCACGTCGAGCGGTTGTCAGCGACGTTTGACGTGAACGATACACAGGTCGCAGTCGCGGTCCCGCCACAAGCTCCAGGCACCAGTTCCTTCGTCATCCTCTCCGGCTCGATCGGCCAGGAAGTGGAGGGTGCTCAAGGGCAGTGGTCTGCGATGGGCGAACTGACCAATGCTGGCTCAACGCTTCTGCTGACTCGTCTTGAAAGCGGAGTCGCACTGACTGTCGGGGCTCAGATCGTCACGTTCGACGCAGACAGCGGTGCGACCGTACAGAGTGGGACGTTGACGGTCGATGGCACCGCGACGGCTTCGTACCTGTCCCACCCTGGGCAAGAAACGTTCCTTGTCAAGAGTGCAACAAGTACTGCGACCGCTCCGGATCTCGCGGTTGCGTACGGCAATGGTGTGATCGGCTTCGCGACAGGCAACCCGAACCCTGTCCAAGTGAAATATGCTGTCGTCGCCATCCCCGGCATTGAGTTGCCCCCCGAGATGCCTTTGCCGCCCGAAACGAGCCCAGTGACCAGTCTGACCCCGTGGGGTCCAATCACGGCGATGGAGGGGGTGAACACCAACACGATCGCTCTCGGGCTGTTCACCGATTCAAGTTTTGGGATGGTCGGCTCGCAGGCGACGGCCCAGGTCAACTGGGGCGATGGATCAATCTCTTTTGGCCAAGTGTTGGCATTGGCGGATGCACCTGGACAATATGTGGTCGCGTGGGATCACACCTATTCGGAGAGCGGAACCTACCAAGTTACTGTGAATGTATGGGACGGCACGTCCATAGTGGCAACCACCACTCTCACAGCGACAGTGTCGCCCTACGCGGCAACCGATGACACCTATTACCTCGCTCATGACCGCACGTTGACAACCGATGCCACGTCGGGTTACCGCACGCTGTTTGAGAACGATAAGGTTGACCCGCTGAGCCTCACTCTCATCGGCTTCCAGCAAGCCCAGCACGGAAGTGTGACCGTCGCCTCGGACGGATCGTTTGCCTACACCCCTCAGGCGGGGTATGTTGGCCTCGACTCCTTTACTTACACGGTTCAGTTTGGAGCAACGGTCTCGACTGCCACCGCGACGATCTATGTCCAGAACACGGGGCCGTTGGCGTTCGACGATACCTTCTACGGCTCGTTCTCCGAAGGCTTTTCCCAGTACGTCTCCGATGCGGAGAGCTTCACTGGCAGCGTTCTGGCGAACGACTTTGATCTGGAAGATGCGATCTCGGTCGTTTCCTATTCTCAGCCCCAGTACGGTACTGTAACCGTTACACCTGACGGCCGCTTTACGTACACGCCCGGTCCGAACTTCGCAGGAACGGACTCCTTCTTCTACACGATTAGCGACGGAATGGTCACGGCGACAGCCAGGGTACAACTTCAACCCCTCGCCGCCGGCGTGGCTCCCCTGGGTGAAAATGCCCTCGTTCGAGCCAGTCAGCCGCAAATCCCGCCTCTCATTCCCCCGGCGGATATGGACCTCGTTGATTTCCTCCGAGCCGGGGCTCAGATCAAACACATCTTCGCCAAAATCGAGGCTGATGTTCGTGCCGGTCGTCTCACCGCGTTAGTCAACCAGGCCGTCGGTGACAAGCCTATCCAGATCAACGATGATGTTGCCCTCTGGGCGGACAAAGACGGCAAAGTTCACGGTTCAGTACTGTTCGGCCGGGCGGATGCGATTGACCCGAATGACCCGCGACCGTTCTGGGAGAAGAAGGATCAGCCGTTCGGAACGTTGACTTATACCGGCTCACAGTTCATCGGCGAGTTGTCGATTCCGAGGGTGGATGACACTGGGAGAATCATCAACGTCGATACTCTGATGCTCGATAAGAACGGCCTGACCGGCGTGTTGCCTCTGACGGGGAACACGAAGATTAACTTCGACAAGGGCTTCTCATCCATCGAGACCGGCGATAAGGATTTCGATCTGTTGGTTGATAAGAAGGGGAACTTCAAAGTCTGGGCGAAGAAGGCCGACGGTGAACGTGTCGAAGTCATCAGCCGCAACAATGACTTGTTCAAAATCAAGACGATTCCCTTCTCTGCCGAGATGTCAAAAGACGGGTTCGCCCTCACCTCCAAGAAGTATGGATCGATTGCTGCGACTTGGCAGAACTGGAAGAACCCGACGAAAGTTGATGTCGTCATCAATCTCGGCCGGGATCGCACCATTACGCTGGGATATGACTACACGCAGGGTCCGCTGAAGAAGACGATCTCGGCGATCCTGAACACCCCGACTACGAAGTTTGGCTTCAATTACACCTCCGGCAAAGTGGAATTCACGGGCAGTTATAAGTGGACCGGAAACACCGCACCGTATGGAGCAATTGGGTACGCCAACGTCAAGCTGACGCTTGACAACGTCCTGAAGCAATCCTCGATTTGGATTCAGCTATCCGTCGAGTGGTAGTCCCACGGAGGGCCTCATGATGGGTTGGATCCCCCTGACGGTCTGGTTTCTACTCCCCTCCGGTCACGGGTGGATGGAGCGGCTGGACACATGGGCGTTTCACGCGTATCTTCGCGGCCAGTACGCCGCGGCCGAGCAGATGTGGACCGTCGTGGCGGAGTACTACCGCGGCAAGTCCGGCAAGCGTAATGAGTACGCCGAGGCTCTGAACATGCTAGCTCAGTCACAAGCTGCTGGAGGTAAGCAGCGTGACGCTGAGCAGAATATGCGGCTTGCATGTCGGTTGCTGGAATCGACATGGGGTGACGGGAAAGGGAAGACACCCGCGGCCGTTATTAACCTCATCCGGTTCCTTACGAAGATCGGTCGGTTCCGCGAGGCCGAAGAATTAGCTACGGCTCACTTTCGCAACACGGTTCGACTTTGGCCGGACGACCCGGAACAACACGCCGATGTACTACTCCTCTTCGTCCAACTCTACCTTGACAGCGGACGTTTGCCTGATGCAGAGAAGTGTGGACGGCGAGCGATTGAGTTGTACGGGAATGAACGAGTCTTCGAGACCATGATCGCGGCTGTGGCTACTGAGATGGCTTCGGTCTACATCCAACTCGGCAAGAAGAAAGAGGCCGAGAAGATGTTGGAGTTGGCGAAGAGGTCACGTGTATATCGCGATTCGCTGACGTTTGCCTGGGCCGATTACTACCTCGCGTTCGATCAGCCCAAGATGGTCCTCTTCGTGCTCGAGGCCAGATACCAGGCACTGAAGAAGGACGACCGGAAGCCATCTGAGCACCACGTCGCACTTCTGAACGAGCGGTTAGGTGAAGCCGCGGTTCGACTCGGCGACGCCGCGACCGGGAAGAAGCTGCTCCACGCCTCCCTCGACAATTACGCGAAGGAACTGGGCCCAACCCACCCGCGGCTGGTGCGGACGTTGGAGACTTACGCCCGCCTTTTCCCTGATGAGGCCGAACCGTATCTCGCCCGAGCTAAGAAGGTCCGTGACCGGATGAGGGAGAACGAGCCGAAGGGCCTTAACGCTGCCATCGGCAAACTCCCCTGACTGACGCAGATCACCAGTCGTTTTTCCGCTGTGCGTGAGACATGTGGTTGCCGGGCCGGACGTGCTCTTGGCGATGATCCTGGGGCGAGGCGAAGGGGTTTATCCTGGCACTTCCCACCAGACGTGAATCGCGGTCGTGTTGCCCTGTTCGACGATGGGCAGGGTTGCTCGGACCCGGATAGCGGGCGACAAACGGAGCCATCGGGCGAAGGCTTGGCTGAGGGCGATCGGAAGGTCCGCGGGTGCGGGCGGGTCGAATGGGTCGGCGGTGAAGATGGACCAGCCGTCGCCGAGGTCGGTCCGCTCTGCCTTTCCCGCGGTCCGCCGTAGGGGTGGTTGCTTCGTGACGGAGTGGCCGGGGGCTGGCGGGTGGATTTCCGAAACCATCGTCTGCTCCGTCGTGTGGCGGGCGGCGGTATTGACTTCCCTTGGCCTCGAATGCGGGGCCGGTTCCCGGAGGGGTTCCGTCGCCGTCAGCACAGCGGCATGACCAGGTAGGAGTAGCTCGGACCGTGGCGGAACAGGATGGGCCTTTTCGGGTCGGTCAGTTCCAGGGCGATAGTCTGGTCGGCGGGCAGGACTCGTAGGGCGTCGGTAACGAACTTCGGGTCCAGGGCGACGGTAACCGGCTCGCCGGAGTATTCGATGGCTAGCTGCACCTTCGAGCGGCCGGCGTCGGGGGAACGGGTTTCGAGGGTGAGGATGTTGTCCTTGAAGGTGAACTCGACCCCCTGGCTCTCTCGGTCGGCGAGAACGGCGGCCTGACGGATGACGGAGTGGAAGATTCCGACCGCCAGCGGAATCTCGACCTTCTTGGTCTTCGGGAGGATGTCGCGGTACGGCGGGTACTTCCCTTCGAGGAGCCGGGTGTGGATGACCGCGGCCCCGACTCGGATCAGGGCCTCGTTCTCGCGGAGGGCGACCTTCACCGTCTGCTCGCGGTCGTCGAGGAGCCGTTCCAGCAGCTGCATCGCCTTGGTCGGGACGATGTGGTACTTCCCCGGCGGTTCGTTCCCCCCGTGGGCCTGGGCTTGGCACCGGGCGACGGCGAGACGTTTGCCGTCGGTGGCGACCAGCCGGAGTTCCTTCTCGTCCAGTTCCCAGAGGGTGCCGGTGAGAGCGTAGCGGGCTGCGTTGTCCTTGGCTGCGGCGAAGGTGGTGCGGCGGATCGCGTCGCGGAGTTGCCCCGCGGTGACCGTGTGGTGTTGTTTCGAGCGGGGGGTCGGCACCTCCGGGAAGTTCGCCGGGTCTTCGGCGTTCAACTCGAACTCGGACTGCCCCGCCCGGATCAGCGTGGTGGGGTCGCCCGTCTCAACGGTGACGGTTTCTTCGGCCGTCTCCCGCAGGATGGCGATGAGCCGGTTGGCCGGGAGGAGGAACTGTACCGGAGCGTCGGCTTGAACGCCGGCCACGTCGAGGCGGACGCCGATCTCCAGGTCCGTTGCTTCGATGGTGCATCGGCTCGGCGTGGCGGCCAGTTTCAAGTTTTGCAGTGTCGGCCGGTGCGAGTTGGCTGGGACGGCGACGTTGGCGAGTTGACAGGCGGCGAGGAGGTCGGCCCTTTGGCAGACGAGTTTCGGTCCTGACCTGGTCGGCGGTGGGGGTTGCGGACGGTCCCGCCGGGAACGGGTACGGGGCGGTTCCGGCGGGGCGGCGGTCGCGGACGGCGGCACGAGGGAATCCTCCGGGTCGGAAGTGGGTCTCCCCGCAGATACCCTCAGTGGACCGCGTGGATCGTGGGTGATGAAGTCCTCACCAAAGTAGCATTTCGTGACGTTGTGCAGCTTTGGTGGTGTGAGCGACGTAGCTTCTGGGCATGGCGTTCAAGGGATAGGTGAGTTCGAGATGTTATTCGGAACGCTCAGTGCCGGGTGTCTTGGTCGAGAAGTCTCGCGAATGGCTCGTCCCCGAGACGGGCTAGGACTAATCGCATCCCTGTGTCGTCGCCAAGCCGACGAAGTTTGTGAAAGAGCAACACCGTCAGGAGTCGAGCCCAGTAAGGATGCACTGGGAAAGTCATCGATGGATCTGCAGGCGGCGACTGTCTGATTAACCGCTCGAATTGAAGGAAGGCGAGAAGCTCTTCGGGAGCCGCCATCGGTTGCATCTGCGATGTCGTGTCGAAGCTCCGGTGGGCTCGGATACGGCTGGCTCGATCGTAATCGTCACGATAAAGGTGGATCGACCCGACCATGTGTTGATACCAACCGACGTCGAGGCCGAGTTGGCAAGCCATCAACTCCTGAAGCATGGTGAAGAAAAAGATGTCATAGCCGAACCCCATCATGATATCGTTACTTCGCATGAAGTTTGATAAACACAGGCGTCCTTCCCGCACCATGAAATGAAGTGTGACGGTGCAGGGTACATCAGGAGCTTCGGTAGAGACACTCAGGTCATCCATCGTGAAGAATGGGAGGATCGCTCGGCGGGTGTCTGGGTCCTTGGCCAGGAGTTGCCTGATCCGATCCCACGGACTCACTTCGGTACCCTGGCCGGAGAAAAGGCGGAACCCGTAGCAGCTACCTCGGATGGTACGGCCGTCGCCCGACACCTGACGCCACCGCTGAGAGTAGTGGGCGATGAACTCGAGCTGATCGGAACCTGAAGCATGCCAACAGAACTCACCGATCGCGTAGGCGATACTCCATCGCCTGACGGGATTGAAGATGAGCCGAGAACGAGGGTTCGCGATCCGGAACACGGAGTCGGTGCATTCGAGGCTGGGGAGTCCGCGAGGCGAAACCTCATACCCGTTGTCGAGTATGTGAGCCAGTTCCCCCAGAAACGCAGCATCGAGAGTTGGGTAGGTCTTCATCGGAGTTCCGGACCGTCGGAGCGAGCGAGCATGACCGTAGCTATTTCCCCTTCGTGCCGTTCGGGGGTTTGGCTTTCTCCAGTGCTTCGAGCCGGCGTTCCAGGCTCTCGATGAGAACCCTCTGCTCCTGAATCGCCTTCGTCTTCTCCTGCAACTGCTCCGTGTTCTTTTTGAGAGACTCGATCAATTCCATGTTCCGCCGCTGCGACCCCTCAAACTCTTCCTTTAACGCCTTCGTCTCCGGCCCGTGGTCTATGAGAATGGTGGTAGACTTCTTGTCGTCACCGGATCCTTTCACGAATAGGGGAACGATTTGTACGACCCCGACGACAAGGGCCACGATCGCAACGACGGCCCCGACCTTCATGAGGAACCTGCTGAGAAACTCCCGCTCGTCTTTGAGCACCTGCTCCCCAACCAGCCGAACAGTTCGGGGCACGTTCAGAAACGTATAGGGGAAGTCGATGGCCTTCCTGATCTTCGCGTTGATGTAGGCCGTCTGCTCTTTCGGTCCATAACTGCCGACCGCTTGAGCGGCCGCGGCGGCAGTGACACTGGCCGCGTTGGCGGCCTTCGCCTCTCGTGAGACACTCTCGGCCTCTACCCGTTTCGCCGCGGCCTCATCTTCGGCTGCCTTCGCTTGGGCAGCCGCCGCATCGGCTTCCGGTTGCTTTCCTGTGTCCGCTTGGGCCGTGACCTGAAGACTTCCAGCGGCTGCTCTGGCCGCCTTCGCACGCTCCTCGGCCGCCGTCGCGTCTGATGCTTTCGCGTTGGCGGCAGCAGTTGCGTTTGCGGCCGCCGCAGCGGCTCTGGCGGCTTGTTGCTCTGCAGCCAGTTCGGCCGTCATCAGTTCACCCTGCTGAGGGGCGATCGGCTCGAACACCAACCGAAGGAACGGCATCCCTTTTTTCAACGGGAACTTCGAATTCGCGAAGTTAATGGTGGTGCCGGAAAGGAAACCCTTGAAGTTGGGGTCAACGATGCCGGTATTCAGCACCAAAAGGCCGTCATCGCAGAGACCGGTCTTGGGCATGGCGTAGCCGCAGAGACCCGGCGGGCACACCACGACCTCACGCGAGAAGATCACGACGACGCCTTGCGAGGGGACCTGGTATTCCTCGACCAACTGTGAATTGTCGATTGCATCCTGGCCTCGGGCAGAGTCGCCATCTTCCTTCACGGCAGACGTCGGTACCTTGGGGACGTAGATGCTCCCGATCGTCAGATCGAACCCCATCTCCCGGTATCGGGGGTCCGTCGCATCGATCACTCTCAGGGTTTCGTTGTCGTCACCGAGATCCCGAACGACGTTCAGTTCCCTGATCCGCTCCTTGCTGAGGACCATAGGTCGTCTCCGGGGAAACCAAAGCCTTCCTCGGACCCGCTGGCGAACCACCCGCCCCTAGCTTCACGGGCGGACGCAATTCGAGCGTCATAAGGGCTCTTCGGGCTGGACGAGCCCGGTCGCCCCGCGGGCATCGCGGGTGGGGATGAGCTGATCCAGTTCGTCGGGCGAAATCACGCCGACTTCGAGCAACCGCCGCAGGAGCTCGAGCAGCTTTGCCTTTCCGAGGACCGGCGGGCCGCCGGGGCCGTAGCCGAGCTTGAGGCGGCCAGCCGGCCTCAAGTCTTTGTAGTAGGAGAACCAGACGTCCGTGACCGGCCCGTCCGGCGAGTAGCTCACCAGGAACACGAACGGCTGGTAGGTGCCGTTCGGGTCGCCGAGCGGGATGATGCCGCGGAGGAATGGCTCCCAGGTCTGGCCGGGTTCTTGGAGGTCGAAGGCCTTCTCGATGTAGGCGGCCTTCCCGCACGGGCAGGTGAGCCACCCGCCGCATCCGGTGTGGTTCCGGATGAGGTCGACGATGTTCGCGACCGGGGTGACCCGGCGGCAGAGGAGTTCGCCGCAGCGGAGGAGCCAGGCCATGTGGTGACCCGCGTCGGGGTGAGCTACGCCGGTGTAGTTTGGCACCCGGCGAGGCGGGGAGCAAGTGAGCCGCGGCCCTCACCCGGCCGGGTGGTTGCGGTAGCGGGCCAGGATGCGTTTGACGTGCGGGGGGAAGATGTCGTAGCCGGCGGGGATCGCCAGGGTGTAGCCGTACCCGACGTCGCCGTGGGACTCGGACTGGACCAGGGCTCCCTTCCGGTCGAGCTGCCGGATGTGGGGGATCATGAGCGAGACGGCGAGTTGCAGGTCCGGCGGCAGCGTGGCGTAGCCGGCGGTGTAGGTCACCTTGATGACCTCGGAGCCGTCCCCGAACTGCCGGGAGAGTTGGCCGGCTCGTTGCACGACGGGCCGGGGCCAGGAGCCGCCGATCCGGACGACGATGCCCGAGCGGGAACTGCCGTCGGGCTGGTCGAGCCGGAGCGAGTAGTCCTGTTCCGGGGTGAGGAGGGTTTCCGGGCCGAAGACGCCCGCCTCGTCCAGGTAGAGGCTCGTGACGGCGGTGACGGGGCGTTGCCGGAGGGTGAGGAGCGGGGTGCCGGTGCCGGGGTAGTACTCGGTGTAGATGGCCCGCTTGATCTTCCGCCCGATGTACTCCTCGATCAGGGCGGAGATCTGCGGGACGAGGACCTCCTCGACCGTCCGGCGGTAGTCGGTGTAGTCGACCGGTTGCCCGTTCATGGCCGCCCCCGTGAAAGAGAACGGGGCCGGCCCGTGAGAGCCGACCCCGCCCCACCAACCCCTCCAACCCCGAAAGGAGGGTCCCTCGCTGGTCGGTTACGTGGACGGCGAGCGGTCGTACCCGCCGCCGGCCCCGGTGTACTTCTTCTGGGCCAGGATCTCGACGCAGAGGGTGAACGACGGGGTGGTCCCGCCGACCGTCGCGTGGGCCCGGCAGTACTGCTTGGACCGCTGCACCCGGATCGCCTGACGCTGGTTGGCGGCGGTGACCTGGGTGAAGGCACCGTTCGGGATGTCGGTCCAGGTGGTGTTGTCGTCCGACTCCTGGAGCTTCACGTTGAGCGTCGGGGCGGTCCCGGTGACGGCACCGACTTCGAGGATGGCGTTGGTCGAGTTGACCCCGTTGCCGAGGTCGAGGCCGGTCCCGCCGCCGGTCGCGGTGACGGCCTGCGGGGCGAAGCTGGCCCCGCCGACGGCCCCGTTCACCAGATCGACGATGTTGTTCATGGCTGACTCCGTTGGTCCGTGGTTCCGGTGTGGGGTTAGGCCCCGACGCTGACGGTGAGCTGGTCGGCGACCGCGAAGGCCCCGGCGTGTCGGGCTCCGCCGTCGTGCGAGAGGATGGCCCGGACCGCGACCTGGTCGCTCGGGAAGATCGTGTCGCCCTGGGTGGCCTGGGCGAACTCGATGCTCCCGAACATGGCGATCAGGAAGTCGCTCCACATGCCGGCGGCGACGTAGGTCAGGTTGTTCCCGGCCCCCTTGGTGCGGTTGTTGGCGACCTGCGGCGTCGTGATGACCGGGTAGCCGGCCAGCGACTTGGTGAAGCCGGTGGCGGCGTCGCGGAACTGACTGAAGGCGAACGGGCCGAGTTGGTCGTTCGCGGTGATGGCCGAGACCCGGGCCTGGTGCAGGGCCCAGAACATCTCCGGCCGCATGACCCAGGCCTCCATCTCCCCGTTGTTCGCCTCGATCGCGGAGATGAACTTGTAGATGTCCTGCGGCGACAGGGTGTTCCCGTTCGCGGCGACCGTGGTCGGGGTGACGGTGGCGACGTTCGGGGTGTTCAGGAGGCCCATCGGGACGACGTCCGACCCCTGCCCCTCGAGGAGCTTCTTGTCCATCGTCAGCGACAGCGTCTTGGTCATGTCCGAGCGGAGGATGGCCTCGCTCGCGGGGCTGGCGAAGCGGATCAGCTCCGAGGGCATGGTGACGAGGCAGGCGACCTTCTTGGCCGAGAGCGTCAGGGTGCCGGTGCCGAAGTTGCTGCTCGTGACCGTCTGGTTCTCGCCGACGTAGTAGCCGGTCGTCGCGGAGGTCTGGCGGGGGAACTTGACCCGGCCCGAGGGCGGGAGCGGGATGACCCGTGCCCCGGCGTTGATCAGGGCGTCCTTGTTGCGGAGGAGCTGGATCAGCTCGCCGAACTCGGGCGGGCCGACGAGGGCCCCGCCGAGGGTCTCGTCGAGCCAGGACTGAGGACCGGCCTTCCGGCCCGGGGCGTAGTACTTGCGACGGAGCCAGGCGATCTCGTCGGGGTCGGCCCCGGCGGTGCCGGCGAGGACGAGGGACTTCATCTCCCGGCGGAAGGACTCGTCGATCGATGCGTCCGGGAAGAAGTCGGTGGCGAACGGGGCCATGACCGCCCCGGCCTCGGTGGCGTACTGGCCGCCGACGACGAAGGCCTTGACGAGCCGGTCGTGGACCTCCATCTCCAGCTTCGCGTGCTCGGGCTGGAGGACCTTGGCCATGACGCCGGCCAGCCGCTGGAAGCTGAACCCGCGGCTGGAGAGCGGGTCCTCGCCCTTGCGGGCCCACGGCGAGCCGAGGACCTGGTCCCGGTCCGGGGTGTCGCCGGTGCCCTTCGGCTTGGTGGCGGTCTGGATCCGGGTGTCGAGCTGTTCGAGCCGCTGCTCGAGTTCCTTGACGATCGGAGACGGCATCGGTGTTTCCTTCGTGTTCGGCGGGGCGGATGTCCCGGCGTCGTGGTGCGATCGTCAGCGGGCGTTGAGTCGGGCGAGGAGCCGTTCGCGGCGGGCGATCTGTCGCTCCAGGGTGGCCAGGGCCTTCCGGTCCTCGGCGGTGAGTTCGTCCTCGTCGGTGACCGAGTCGTTCGAGCGGGCGATCTCGTCGAGGGCCCGGGCGTGGTAGGCGACCGCCGCCTTCTCCTGGCGGGTGAGGCTCTCGGACTCCTGGTGCTCGGCCAGGAAGTCCGCGGCGTCCTTGACCATCGAGTGCAGCGACTTGGTGAGCCGCTTCCGCTCGACGGCCGGGGCCTTCGGGGCGGGCTTGGCGGACTTGCCCGAGCGGGCTTTCTCGTCGGCGGGTTCTTCGTTGGCGTCGGTGTCGTCCGCGGCCTCGGCCGCGATCGGGTCGAGGTCCGGGTAGGCGTCGGCGAAGGCCTTCTCGACGGTTTCGACCGCGGCGTCGAGGTCGTCGGTGAGGTCCAGGATGCTGGACTTCACCTTGTCGTTGTCCACCCGCTTCAGGGCGGTGGTGCAGCGATCCACGGCGGCGGACAGGTCGGCGTGGAGGCACCGGAGGACTTCGGCCCCGAAGGGTTCTTCCGCGGGCGTGTCGGTCGGGGCTTCGGCCGGGGCCTGGGGTGGGACCGAGGCGGTCTGCGTGTCGAGGTCGTCGGTCTTGGTCGCGGTCTTCTTGCTCATGGCTGTCTCCCGGCCCGGGTTGTCCTTCCCCGCGGGGGATTGAGTCGTCGGCAGGGTCGCCCCGGGGGACCAGACCGGGGCCGGCGGGGCGTGGGGGAGGAGGAGACGCTTGACGGCCGGGGTGATGCTCTTGCCGCAGATGCGGTCCCGGGAGAGGGCGGCCCGGACGGCATCGGGGTTACACGGGATGCCGCACCAGGTCGCCTCGATCAGCTCGCACTCCAGGATGTGGACGCCGGGCTTGGTGCCGGTGGCCGGGTCGGGCGGGAGCCGCTTCCCCTTGAGCGTCCGGTAGCCGATCGAGTTGGCCCGGAGGATGCCCTCGACGATCAGGTGGAACACCTGCTCGGCCTCCCGGAGGGACTGCGAGAAGTAGGTCGTCTGGACGCACTCCCCCAGGTCGGGGTCGATGGCGACGGCGTAGTTCCCGTCCGGGTCGGCGGTCTTGCCGATCGGGAGCGGGAAGTAGAGGCCGTGGTCGAGCAGGACGATCGGGTTGAGCTGGTGGTTGGCCGTGCGGATGCCGGCGACTTCGAGGATGTCGCCCTCGCGATCTCGCATCGTCGTGGCGAGCACTCCGGTCGCGGACATCTTCCCCGTGTCGAAGGCCGGGGCCTTGTCGGCGACGGCGTCGATGGCGTGGAGGCCGGGGGCGTACTTGTAGGCGTGGCCCGGGAGCCGTCGGACGTTGGTGCGGGTGCGTCGCATGGTCGGGTTCCTCGGGTCAGCGTCGCGTGGCCTTGCCTTCGGCGAGCTTGAGGAACTCGGTGCCCTTGAAGAGGGCCGCGACGGCGAGGTCGTTGGCGGCGAGTTCGTCCAGCAGCCGGACGGTGTCGGCATCGACGCGGTCGGGGAAGAACCGGTCCAGGACGCGGAGGAGTTCGGCGGCGTCCTGGACACCGGCCTTGAGGTCTTCGGGCTTCATCAGTGGACTCCGGCGGGGTTGGGGTCAGTCCCCCTCACCGCCGGATCGGCATGACGGTCCCGTTCGTCTTGTGCTTCTCCAGGGCGTCGAGCAGGGACTTGCGGGGGCCGAGGGAGCCGGCCGCGAGCGGGTTCGCCGGGCGGGTGGAATCGACGGCTCGTTCGTCGGGGTCGGAGACGGGCTCGGTCGTCTTGGCGGGGAGGTCCTGCGGCTCGTTGGTGCCCCAGGCCCGCTCCTCGCCCCAGGGCTTCGGGTCGAGGCCGAGGTACTTGCGGCGTTCGTTGACGGTCCGGACGCCGGCCTTGAGGTCGTTGGCGAACCGGAGTTCCTCGATGTTCTCGTCGTCGATCTTCTGGCCCCGGAGCTGGAGGACGAGGTCGGGCCCGAAGTACGGGCGGATCAGGTGCTTGTTGAACCGGCCGGCGATCTTGTTCAGGAGTGGGTTGAGGGAGAGCAGGTAGAACTGCCGGAGCGAGCTGTAGAGGGTGGCGTAGGAGACGCTCTCCTGGAGCCCGGCGACGGACTTCGGGACGTCGTAGCTGGCCAGGACGAAGTCGACGAGCTGGGCCCAGCCCTCCTGCCAGGACATCTCCATCGGGGTGTTCGAGAGCTTGCTGACGGTGCTGCCGAACGGGTTGAACAGGATCTTGCCGGCGTTGTGGGGGCCGGCGTAGAGGGCTTCGAGCTGGGCCCGGAGCCGGGTGAGGTCGGCCTCGTCCGGGTCGAAGACGTTCGGGTCGAAGGTCATCGCGATGGTCGGGTCGATGCCCTTCTGCTGGGCGGACCAGCGGGCCCGGTCGATGGCCTCGACGGTGTCGATCTGGAGGCTGAGGGCGGTGAGGACGGCGTACCCGTCGTACCGGAGGAGCGGGTGGTGGTTCTTGATCCGGACGACCTGGTCGGCCGGGATGCGGGCCCCCGCCGCGGACTGGTAGCCGGGGAGGAGGGCGTAGCCGCCGTACGGGTAGTACGGCTGAACCAGGTACGAGCCCTCGGGGTAGTCGGGGCTGGGCGGCTGCGGGAGGGCCGTGGCGGTCGGGATGACGTACAGCTCGGACGGGACGTTGAGCGGGTTGTCCCGGGGTGCCCAGACGAGCGACATGCCGGTGAGGGAGAGCTGCTGGGTGATCTGGTACCAGAGGTCGCCGGCGTTGTCTTCCGGGTTCGGGTCTTCCAGGAGCCGGCAGACGGGGTCCGAGTACGGGAGTTCCTCGAACCCGTTGTCCGGGTTGTCGTCGCGGACGAGGACCTTGACCTCGGCGTTCTCGGCCTGCTTCGCCAGGGTGTTGATCGCCAGGAAGACGGCCGAGGTGAAGTGCCGGGCCTGTTCGAGCGGGTTCTGGGACCACTGACCCGGGGCGTTCGACCGGAGGGCGGCGAGCAGGTGGCGGAAGGCGTACGCGTCGTCGGCCCGGACGTGGGCCTTCGCTTCGGGTGCGGCCGAAGTCGGGTTGAGCCAGTCGCGGAGGCGGGGTCGTTTCATGGCGGCGTCCGGGGAAGATGGTGATCCTCCCCTGCGTCGCACCGGATCGGGCCGGAAGGGCCGTTTCCCGCGAACCTGAGCCCCGGCGAGTTGGTCCTTCCGTGTTCGGGCGAAGTGATCCCGGCTCGATGAGGGCGAAGTCGTGAGCGAGAAGCCGACGTCGTGGGTGGAGCAGATGTGCCGTCATCTCGCCGAGGTCGAGCGGGAGACGACGGAGCAGTTAGGCGAGAAGGAACGTGGGTTCTTCGTGAACGTGGCGAACGACTGCATGGACATCGGCTTCGCCATCAGCCAGGCATACCCCGGCCAGTTCAACCTCGTGTCGCACACCGCCTGGGGCGTCTTCAAAGAGGCGGCGTGGTTCCAGTTCCTGTTCGTCTCGGGCAACTACCCCCTGCTCTTGAGCCGGCTGCGGTACGTGTGGGAGGCGGTGTTCCGGGCATACTTCGCGGAGAACTATCCGCTTCGAGGCAACCCGTTTTCGTGGGCCAATCCGGGGCCGTCGCCGGACGACAAGCTCGCGTGGCTGGAGGAGCACGGCCGGGATCTGGATTGGAACCGTTGCATCGAGCCGGTGCTCCGGGCGGTCTTCCCGCTTGCGGATCGGGAGCAGGAGGTCCGGGATCATTACCGCCGCCGGTGGGGCGAACTCCACAAGTACGTGCATGCGTCGGCGTACTTGGCGGGCCGCATGGTCGGGGAGTCGGCCCTCCACGTGACCGACAACTTTGATCGAGAGTGGGCGGAGGCGTGCGTCGCCATCGCCCACGACGTATTCGACCTCGTCTGGCTGGCGGTCTTGGGGCATCACCCCAGGGCGGCGGAGCGGATGGACCGGCTGTGTGGTGAGTACCCGGTCCTGAAGATGGTGTTCGAGAAGATGAGCGACGCCTGACTTTCGGTCGGCCGCTTCGGCTCGTGCCGTCACGCGGGCAGGAGTCGGCGGTCGCGGAGCTTCCGGGTGACGAGGTCGCGGTGCCGATCCTGGAGTTCGGCCGGCGGGAGCTTGTCCGGGTCGATCGTGTTCGGCGGTCGGGTGCCCAGGAGTTGGTGGGCGGCGTTGACCGCGAGGGCCGCCTCGTCCTTCGTCGCGTAGTCCCCGAGGTCGATGGCCTCCCCCTCCCGTTCCAGGACGGCTTGCCACGAGTCGAACGACGGGACGAAGCGGACGCCGGTATAGTCCCCGGGGCGGTGGTCCGGTGGTTCCACGGGTTGCTGCCCGCCGACGACGAAGACGGTCGGGCTCCGCTTGTCCGGGAGCTGGACGGCCAGGAGGGCGGCGAGGGCTAGGGCCGTGTACCGGTCGTCGTGATTCCCGGCGGTGTGGTTGACCCGGTACATCCCGTTCGCCCGTTGCTCCTCGGTGATGAGGAGGGCGAGCTCGGTGTTCAGGTCTTCGGTGGTGCCGTCCGGGTTCCGGAGTTGGCCGGCGTGCGGGTACCAGGCGATCCGGGCGGACTCGACGAGCCCCTTCAGGTTCTCCGCGAGCTGCGTGTGGCCCCAGCCCTGGAAGGAGTACCGCGTGACCTTCAGCCCCTTCTTCTCCAGGTGCTGGGTGAGGAACTCGGCCTGGTGGTTGTCGAAGATCGCGTGCCGGATGCGGAAGGCGGCGACGGTGGCATCGGTCCAGCTCTGAACCTCGTCGAAGTCGATCCGACCGTCGGATGGGGCGACCCAGACCTTGAGGTGGTCGAGGACGACCCGGTCCCGTTCCCGGTGGGCGACGGCGATGACCGCCCGGTCGTGCGAGATGGCGAGGTCGCCAGCCAGGACGTAGGTGTGCCTGCGGTCGCCGCGGTGCCCGATGGCGAGCGTCGGGTCGGTGCAGGCGTCGATCTGGTCGCGGGTCAGGTACTGGGCTTCGGTCTCGCTCGGGTCCACCCAGACGTTGTCGAAGACCCGGCGGGCCATCGAGGGGGTGAGGCCGCGGCGGATCTCGGCGACCTTCGCCTCGGACATCCAGGACGCGAGCCGGACCCCCTCGGGGGACTCGTAGAAGTGCCAGGCCGGGCTGGTCCGGGCGAGTTCCCGGAGGGTCCACTGCCACTGATCGGGACCCTTGAGGCCGGCGTTGGTGATAACGATGAAGACGCAGTGGGGTCGCTTGCCGGCCCCGCCGAAGAGGACGTCGTAGAGTTCGCGGGACCGCCAGAAGGTGATCTCGTCCACGACGACCACGTCGGGGAGCAGGCCGGACGCGGTGTCGGCGTCGGAGGAGCGGATCTCCAGCTTCCCACCGGGGCCGATGACCTCCCAGTTGTTGAACCGGAGCCGGGCGTCGAGCCAGAGGTTTCGCTTGGCCTCGGCCTTCATCGCGTCCCGGATGATCCGGGCCTGGGTCTTGTCCGCCGCGGCGGCGTAGGCCTTGATCGGGTTCCGGGCGAAGGCGACGGACCAGTTCAGCAGCCGGCCGATGAGGGAGGACTTGTCGTGCCCCTTCGGGAGGGTGAACCAGAAGAAGAGGGGACCGTCGTAGTCGGGGCGGAAGCCGCAGGCGTACTCGATCGCCGGGACGAGCGGGCGGACGAGGGCGGTCTGCCAGGGCTCGCGGATGAGTGACCACCGGCGGGGAGGAGTCGAGTCGATGACGACGTGGTCGAGGTAGGCGGCCAGGGAGCGGCCGGCCTCTCGGCGGGCGAGTTCGTGGGCCGCGACGAGGGTGCGTTCCAGGGCTTCGCGGTCGAGGACGGGCATGGCGGTCCCGGGTCGGGGAGGATGACCCCGGATGGAACCTGACCGTGTGTCGGGGAGTGGACTTGACCGGCCGGCCGCGATGCATAACATAGGGGTAGGGAGTATCCCTACCGAGGTGGTCATGGCAGAGAAGAAAGCGTTGCCGATCTTCACCGACGAGTTGAACCGGGACCTCCTGGATCGGCTGGCCCGGGTCGAGGGTCAGGTCCGAGGCGTCGCCAAGATGGTCGAGGGACAGCGGCCGTGCCTGGAGGTGCTCCAGCAGCTCGCGAGCGTCCAGGCGGCCCTGAAGGGCGTTACGAAGTCGGTCTTGAGGAACTACCTGGAGCGGTGTGCGACCGACGCCATCCGGTCCGGGGACAACGCCGTTTACGACGAACTCATGGACGCCATCTACAAGTTCGTGAAGTGAGCGGGGTACGCTGTGGGCGATCCAAAACGATCGGGCTGGCGAGCGTGGCTGGCGACGGTCCCCGCGATGAGCGTGGCCCTGCTGCCCCGGTTCACCTGACTCTGCACGCTCCCCGCCTACGCGGGCCTCATCAGTTCGGTGGGGCTGGGCTTCCTGATGCAGACGGCATTCCTGTTGCCTCTGACGGTTCTCACCCTCGTCCTCGCCGTGGCCGCTCTCGGCTTCCGGGCGGGGAGGCGGCGAGGGATCGGTCCTTTCGCCTTGGGCGTCGTCGCGGCTGTCCTGCTCGTCGTCGGGAAGTTCGTCGTGGACTCGAACCTCCTGATTTACGGTGGCATCGCAGCTCTGCTCGGTGCGTCCCTTTGGAACTCATGGCCGACTCGGAAGGAGCCGCCTTCCGAGGAGCTTTACGAACTTGGAACGAGCATCGAGCGGGTTCATGACGGCTACGAAGCATAAGGTCGAGGTTTTCAGTGCCGGATGACCGGTCTGACTCTACCGGGTTCAGGGTCGGTGGTTGTTTCCAGTGTCAACTTTGGAGGAACGCGTGATGAACCGGAGGACGTGGCTGTGGGTGGCCCTGCTGGGCCTGCCCGTGGCGGTGGCCGGCGGCCTGGCGTATGCGAATAACTCGCAGGCCCGGACCTATACCTGCCCGCTAACGGGCGAGGTGCTCCCGTGTGAGAAGTGTTGTCCCCTGAACGGGGCGACCGAGCCGACGAAAAAGGCCGAGGGGTTCACCTGCCCGGTCACCGGGGAGGAACTGCCCTGCGAGAAGTGCTGCCCTCTGAACGGGGCGAAGGCCGAGGTGAAGACCGAGGCGAAGAAGGACGAGGCCCAGCCGTACATCTGCCCGATCACCGGGGAAGAGCTGGGGTGCCCGAACTGCTGCCCGCTCAACAAGGCGAAGAAGTAAACGGTACTGATCGATCGGCCGGAGACGCCCGGGGATTTCTCCGGGCGTCGTTTCGTTTTTCCCGTCCAGCTTCTCAAGCGTCGTCGGGGTGGCTGAGACGTCCTCATAGGGCCTCGATGACCTCGACCCGGATTTCCTCCCGGCGTTCTTCCGACAGGGTGAGTTCGGCGTCGGGGATGATCCGGTGGTTCAGCGTGCAGTGGATGAGTTCCAGGTAGACGCGGGCGGCGTAGGCGGCCTCCTCCTCGCTGGCACCCCAGAAGAACACCCTGCCGGAGAGGGTACGGGACTCCCAGAGGTCGCCGTCGGCGTCGTAGGTGACCCGGGAGAACTGGCTGGTTCGGGGTTCGGGGGCCGAGTCTGGTTCACTCACCTCACTCGCCACTGAGGGAATGAGGGGTTGGTCCGGTCTCCTCACCTCACTCGCAACTGAGGAGGTGAGGGATGGGGATGGGGACGGCATCGCTGTCGGGGTCGGTCGGGGGAGGAGATCGGGGTTGATCGCGGCGATGACCTGCTCCAGCCGCCGGACCCGTTCTTCCAGGTGAGTGTCGGCGGTGGGGGCCGGGGCGAGGCACTTTCCGCAGGAGTGGTCGCCGGGTCGTTTCAGGTTGTCCAGCCGCTTCTCGACGGGGTTCCCGCACGAGCACGTTCCCTTCCAGTAGCCCGACTTGCCGGGGACCGGGGCGGCGAGGGTGATCCGGCCGAAGGTCCGGCCGGCGTGGTTCTGCGTCGCAGGCATGACGGTCCTCCGGTTGAGATCACCGGTCGGCGAATTGTTCGAAGATCGTGTTGACCACGTTCCGCCACAGCCCCTTGATCAGTTCCTTCCGACCGTGAAGCGACGGCGGGGAGAGGCGTTCGACGACGGCCAGTTCGTCGCTCGCCGAAGTCAGCACGCATTGCAGGATCTGCGTCGCTAGGTCGGTGACTTCATGCCACAGGCTGGTAGGGTTGACCAACGACCGGCCGTCGGCGGTGTCCGCGAGAGCCTCTTCGAAGGCGGCCGCGGTGGTGGTCGCCAAGTACGCCCGCCGGATCGACCGGCCCATCTCCCGGTCGTTGCCGCGGAGGTAGTCGTACAGTCGGCCGCAGCCGTCGAGGTCGGCCTCTGCGACGGCGTTCCAGATGGCGTTGTTGAGAGCGTCCTGGGCCTCACTGAGTGGGGTCGGCGTGGGGAGTAGGTTGATCGGCACTGGCCGGCTCCTGAAGGGGTAGTTGGTGGGGGAACGGAGTCGGACCCCTCACCTCACTCGTCACTGAGGGGTTGAGGGCCGACTCCGAGCACTACCCGGGGGATTCGAATCAGGCTGTGGCGGGAGCGGGCGAGGGGCCTTGCTGGGCCGGGTCGGAGGCGGGGATGATCCCGAGTTGTTCGACCATCGCCTTCAGGTCGTCGTCGGCCAGGTCCTTGAGCGGGGTGCTGACCTCGATCTTCTGCGGGCGGTACAACCCCTTCAGCTTGGCGATCATGTCCAGGGCCCGGAGCTTCGCCCCGGCCTTCACCCCCGAGCTGTGGAAGATGTCGAGCAGGCCGTCGAGCAGGAGTCGGGCCGCCTCGCGGTCGCTCATGTCGATGTCGGCGTGGAGTTCCTTCTCGGCCTCGGCCTTGTACCGGTACGCCGTTCGGAGGGAGACGTTGAAGGTCTTCGCGATCTCGGGGACGGCGGACATGGCGAAGCCGTGGTTGACCAGGATCTCCTTCGACTTGGAGATCCGTTCCCGGAGTTCGAGGTCGGTTGTGACTGTCCCGGTCCTCGGGGTTGGGTGTGGTACGGGCATCGGGTCGCCTACTGACAGGGCTCGTGGTCAGGCGGTGATCGCCGGGAGTACCCGGAACCGCCCGGCTTCGATCCGCTTCCGGTTCCCCGCGTCGAGCCGGGTCACCTCGTAGAAGTAGTCCCCGGCCAGGTTCTTGGTGTCGGCGGGGGCGAACCGGAACTCCAGTTTCCCGGCGGTCGCGTCGGTCTTCACGATCCCCCCGTTTGTGTCGGTGGTCTTGAGCAGGAGTGCGGGGCCGCGGTCGTACTCGTGCGGCTTCACCGTCAGGTGGATCGTCTGGTCGGTGATGTCCTCGGGTTCGCCGGTCAGGAGATCGACGACCTGGCCGGGGACGACCTCGTCGGTGTTCTGCACGACTTCGATCAGGCCGGGGATCATCGGGTTCGCTCACGCGGGCTCGGGGTGGTCCGAGCCCTACGGGGACCGATTGCTGAGGTAAGGGATCAGGACCGGGCGGGTTTCTCGCCGGCGAGGGCGAGGTTCTTCTTGAGGAGGATGGCCCGGACGTCGGCCCTGATTCGCTCCGCGGTGTGGTCGTCGGGCAGGTTCTCGTGGGCGATCGGGTTCTCGGGGGCGGTGCCGGGGCCGAGCAGGAGTTCCTGGGCGAAGTTGATGGCCAGGGCCCCCTGGTGTCGGTCCGGGTAGATGCCGACATAGATCCGCCGGCCCTGGTGGTAGTAGTGGGCCTTGTACTGGCCGGAGGTGGTGTCGCGGGAGACGCCGACGTACCCGAAGTTGCCCCGGCGTCGGAGGGTGCCCGGCGTCCGCCGCTTCTTGGGCGGCCGGGCCGGTGCGTCGGGCTTCGGCCGGTTCCGCTTCCAGGCGAAGCGGGGCTGGGGTTCGAGTTCGGTGAGGCGGTTCCAGGACTGCGACACGAGGTCCATCGTCTTGAGGAGTCGCTCGTGCTCGTCCCGGCGGGCCGGGCCGGTCGGATTGTGGGCGGCGACGATCCGCCGGGTCCGCTCGAAGGTCTGCCGGGCTACGGGGCCGTCGGGGCCGAAGACCTTGGGGATGAACTTCTGCGTGCAGGTCTTGAGCATCATCAGGGTGATGGTCGTGTCCTGCGGGCAGACGCCGGCGTCGATCATGGCCCGCCGGAGGGCGGTCTCGGAGCCGAGCTCGCGGAGCCGGTGGAAGAGCTGGATGCGGTCGATCGCCCGGGCCAAGCGGTAGGAGATGTTGCTCTGGCGGACCATGAAGAGGTGGGCCAGGTCGTCCTGCTCGTGGCTGAGGGCCTTGACCTGGAACACCATCTGGAGTTCCCGCGGCGGGAGGGCCTGGAGCGAGCGGGTGAAGAGGTCGAGGCGGCGAACCAGTTCGAGGGGCCGGCTCCGGCGGCGGTGCCGGCGGGCGTTCCGGACCGTGTACCGGTCCAGGAGGACGGGATCGACGCAGTGGAAGAACTGGTTGGGCACATTGGCCTCCGGGATCAGTCGGGGTCTTCGGCCCGGGCCCGTCGGAGCATCCGGAGGAGTTTCCCGAGGGTGGGCCAGGCGGCGATCAATTCCTGTTCCGACTGTGATCGGAACCGGCGGCGGGCCTCCTCGGGCGGGACGGCCGGGACGAAAAGGGAGCAGGTGATGGCCTTCCGGTCGTAGCAGCAGCCGGACTCGACCTCGGTGGTGCCGCAGGCCCGGATGGTGCAGGCCCGGATGCCGTCCCCGATGGGTTGGCCCGCGTGCCTGCAGTTGTTGGTGGCCTTGGCGGTGTGAGCCCGGACGAAGGCGTCCTCGGCCCGCTGGGTTTCGTGATCGACCGCGTCCGTGAGGACGTCGAGGGCCCGGAGCCGGCTGGGCATGGCGATCTCGGCGAAGGGGGAGGTGTCGGGGAGGACCACCGCGGTCCTCCCCGACCCCCGTGCTAGGAGCGTCCCGCTGGCTTGATGCACCCTGGCGGAGGCATCAGACCCCCGGGACGCCCCCGGCGGGGACCGACTCGGCCTTCGGGTTCGGGGGCGTGGTGATGCGGACGGCGGCGGTGTGGGCCGGGTCCAGGAGGACGAGCGGGCGACCGCGACGGCGGGCGTCGTCGATGGCGTCCTGGGCGTAGTCGCTGTGGGCGACGATGACCTCGGTGTCGTCGGTGAGGTCGGCGTGGAACACGGAGCCGCTACGGAGGACGGCGGTGAGCCGCTGGCGGGGACGCATGACGACCTCGGACGGGATGCGGAGTGGGAGACGCACCCGCCGGGGATTGACTGAGTCGGGCGGATCGGGAGGGAGGGTGGCAGGACGGGAGCGGGACGGGTGGTGTGCCCGTCCCGCGTGCGTGGAAGGGATCAGGCTGTAGCGGTCAGGGCGGGTTCGTCGGCGAGGACCGACGCGGGCAGGTCGCCGGACTCGACCAGGGCTTCCGCCGTGTTGCGGTTGATGCAGACCGGGATCGTGTCGGGTGAGTGGGGCGGGATTGGGAGCGGTGGGCGATTCCCGCGGAGGAGGACCAGGTGGCGGTTGTTCGCCGACAATACGGCCAGGAGCGAGCGGGACATGTTGCCTCCTTCGGCAAGGTGGCCGACCAACCGGGGCCGGGCTTGCCGTCCCGAGGCACCCGGCGGTCGGCCATAAGGAGTAGGGTTTGGAACCTTCCCGATACCCCGGTAAGAGTCAGGTCGCTGTCGCGAGCTGTGGGGCAGGAGTCGGGGTGGGGGTTGATGAGTCGGTGGGGGTCGGGGCGGGATCGGGGGAGTCGAGCAGGTTCAGGATCTGTCGGCGGGCCCAGAGGAGTTCATTCACCGAGTTCCACCTCAAGCAGAGTTCGGCTTCTGGCATTGAGCGGAATTGGGACCGGAGTTCCTCCTCGGTGTGGGGCGGGGAGAAGCCGGGGCACGCCAAAGCCTTGGTGTCATTGCAGGTGAGGGCTTCCTGTTCGGTGGTGCCCCAGCGGCGGGCCGTGCAGCCGATGGAGCCGTTGGAGAGGGGGCGGGCGTGGCGACAGTTCTTGGTGCAGCGGGTCGTGTGTTCGGTGACGTGGGCCGTTTCGGCTTGGTCGATGCGGGTGCGGAGACGATCTTCGACCTGGGCGAGGAGGAGCGGAATCATGGGGCCTCCGTCAGCCCACGAGGGCGGGGGTGGGCACGGTGAGCGGGACGAGCCGCTTGGCGACCTCGTGACGGATCTGCTCGGCTCGTTCCGGGGTTGGTTGGTGCTCGGTCGGGATACTGTTGAGGATTGCGTCGGGGCCGTGGATCAGGAGGGCGGCCTCGTTGTAGGCGAGGGCGGCCTCGTACTGGGTGTGGAAGCTGCCGAGCCAGAACTTTCGGCCGCCCACCGCGATCTCGGACTTCCAGGGCTTCGTGGTCGAGAAGACCCCCCGGAGGCCGCGGGTGTTGTCGCTGCGGAGCCGGGTGGCCTGACGGCGGTGGGGTCGGGTGTAGGCGGCCAGGCGAGTGCGAACCTGACCGGTGAGGAGTGCGACCTGTTCGGCGGGGATCGTGGCGGGGAGGTCGGGGGTGGTGTGCCGCAGCTCGGCCAGGGCGATGAGCTTGGCCGTGGTTGCCTCGACCTGGGATTGGAAGGTGCCCAGGTAGAGTCGCTGACCTTCGTACTTCACTGCGGCGGGGAATCCGGGCATCGTTAGTTCTCTCCTCGGCGTCGGCGGTGACTGATCGTTTCTTCGGTACCCGGGGAGCGGTCGGGGATCTGGACTTGGGACGACGGGAGGAACCCAGGGATGGGCGAATCCCCAGGTTCGGTGGTCAGGCGGGTGGGGCCGGAATGTGGGGAGCGAGGAGGCGGTGAACCTGTTGCTCGATCTCGACCTGACGATCCGGTGCGGGGAGATAGTCGGGGTCGATGGTGTTGAGCCGAGCGAACCGTCCGTAGAGGGCGAGGGCTCCCAGGTTGTATGCGAAGCCCGCCTCGTGGCGACTGGCGTAGCTGCCCAGGGTGATCTTGCCCTCGGCCCCGGTGCGGGCTCGCCAGAGGCCGGTTCTGCTGCTGTAAGAAACCCCCTTGTAAAGACTGGTGCTGTCCCTTCGCAAAGGAAAATTCATCATGTTCTGTTGATGCGTGGCGAACCGGAGGTTCTCCCGGGTGTTGTTTAGCCCGTTGCCGTCCCGGTGGTCGATGATCCGCGGGTCATCGTCCCCGAGCCTCATGACCAGGCGGTGCATGTGGACAGTGCGGGTGCCACCGCCGGCTGCTCTCACGGACGTGGCGGCGTAGGTGGTGTGGGACCGGGGTTTCCGGTTCTCGTGCCAGTCCAGGCCGGCGACGAGGTGATAGTCCTCGTCATCGACGAGGGCGACCTTGGTTGAGTTACGGAGCGGGATCTCCTTCATTGGACTTTCCTCTCTTTGGGTGGTGGTTGGTCTTGGTCCGAAAGGACCTTCGTTCCTTCACTGTTGGTGGTCTTGCTTCGGTGGTGGTGTTGATCTCGTCTTCGGAAAAAGAAACTTCTTCTACTGCATTCGCTCAGTGGTCCGGCACGATGGCCGGGAGTTACCCCTATTTCGAGCGGAGGTCACGCCGGGGGCGAGGCCGAGTCCGTTCGGCGTGGGTGTTCGTCCTTGTCGATTCCCACATGAGTCGAGTCGCAATTGGAGTTACCGGAGCGAAGAAGGAAGAACTGCGTGAGGGGATTGGTGGCGTCCTGGGGGACTCGGGACCGGTGCGGCGAGGTGATCGTTGACCAGGAGCGTGGCGGAAAGAAGAAAGGCCCCCGGATGATCCGGGGGCCGAGGCGGGCGAGGAAAGCGTGAGTCAGGAACTGGTGGCCATCAACGAAGTGGTGGCCTTGTGCAGGGCGTCTTCGACGATGGCGGTGAGGAGTCGGGAGTAGGGAGTCCTGACCCGGATGAAATCCACCGCGGGGAAACGCTCGCCTTGGACGTTCCCCGGGAGGGTCCTTCCCCAGAACGTGTCCTCCCAGGTGAGCAAGTCCCACGACGGGTGCTCGCTTCGAGCGTCGCTCAGGGCTCCGAGGTAGAGAGCCCGGAACGCGGTGAAGAACGCCTTCAGGGTGTCGGTCTGCTCCTCGTCGGAGAGGTACGACCTGGGGATGAGGTCGCCGTACGGAGTTCGGACTTCGCGGATGCACCGCTGGACGTAGCCTCGCATCGTGTGCCGGTGACGGCAGCCGATCCGAAGGAGCGTCGCGGTGCAGTCCTCGAAGTTCGAGAGGAGGTCGATCACCTCGTGGAACGCCGGGATCTGCTCCACGATGTCGCGGAGTCTCTCTTCGTCGCTCAGCTTGAGCGGCGAGTCTGCGTCGTGATCGTTGCGGGACCGGACCATGGGAGTCTCCTTATGAGAGTGGGTGTAAAGGAAGCCGGCCCCAACCAGGGGCCGGCTTTGATCGTTCTTCGGGCTGTCATCAAGCGTCGTGAGGCTGGTCGAAGTACTCGACGAGTTGACTGTTCGCCGAGGATGGTCGGATCCGCTCGCAGCGGGGAGGCGTGGCGGCCCGCTGCGACTCCGGACGTCTGCGTTACTCCGCGTCCCAGCGGAACCCTTTCACGAACTCCAGGGTCAGCGGGACTTCTAGGAAGCTCGCCCGTTTCAGGGGGCGTTGGGCCTGACCGGGGATCAGCTTTGCCTGGGTGGCAATCTCGTTCAGAGTCTCGTCGTCCGGGTGAAGCGACCTCAACTCGCACTCCTTGCGGAGCCAGGCGAGGAACTGCGGGCGTGAGGTCGGCGACGTCTTCACGATGTTGGGGAACCTGTACCGGAAGTCGGCGAGCACCCCCGGCTTGGTTTTCCCCGTCTTCGGATCCTTCTCGGGTTTGATCCGCACCCCGCTGGCGAGGACGGTCAGGATACCCTCCTGCATCGGCTTGAGGAGTTGCGGCAAGTATGAGGTGATCTTTGCCGACGCCACCTCGTCGATGTACAGGATCATCGGGCACTCGGAATCCGTGTACCCTGTGATCAGTTTCTCGTCGAACGTCGTCGGGTTCTGGCCGTCCACGCCGTAGTAGTAGAAGCTCCGCTTCCCGTTGTAGTACCGTCCGTCCCTGCGGTTGAACCCAGAGTTCCAGCGTCGGCAGCTGTCGCACGTCTGGCAGGGGTTCAGGTTTTCTCCGAGTGCCCGGCAGAAGGTCGCCTGGAGTGCCAGGTGGATCGACCACGTCTTCCCGGAGCGGTTCGCCCCGTAAGCCAGGATGTGGTTTCGCCCCCCGGGTTTCCGGACGGCGGCCCGCAGCGTGGCCTTCACCTCGTCGTTGCCGATGATCTCGTCCCAAGACTGGAAGGTGTCCCGGTCGTCTGGTGATCTCGGCGGATAGATCGTCTGGGCACCGGCCTGGATCTCTTCGACCCAGCCGTCCTCGTTCGCGTCGGCGGAATCTGGTCCGTTCTCGGGCATGATGGTGTCCTTTCTCAGTTGGCGGTGTTGGGTTCGAAGCGGGTGCCGTCATGATCGTCAAGCTTGTTGGGGTTGGCCGAGTTGCCGCCTGACGAACCGGCTGACGATGACGATCCCTTATCGTCTGGGGTGACGACGACATCCTCGTGGGGCTGGAACACGGCGTCGTGCCGCACGATCCTGACCCAAGAGCCGTCCGCCCGGTGGTCCACGGTCAACTCCAAGCCCTCCTTCCGGAATTGCTCCCTCAGTTCCGTCAGCCGGCGGGAGAAGAAGTTGAGGGCCTTGTAGAGGGTGGCCTTGTCGGCGGTGGTGACCTGGACTTCGGTCTGCTTGTGATCGATCGCCCGCCAGAGGTCCGCCGTTCGGATCTCGACGGTGAGCGTCTTGGTCTTGGCGTCGTAGGCGATCTTCGGCTTGGAGCCGGCATCCCGATCACGGACGAGTTCGTCGAGGAGTTTGTTCCCGGGCCGCTTCGAGTTCGCGTCCGGGTCACCGAGCGAGTTGGCCAGAACCAGCACGGCTTCGAAGTTGTAGTCCCCGTCCTTCGAAACCTGGGTGCGGGTGCGAGTCCGGGCCTCCTTGTAGGCGTCCTCGGCGATGTAGTCGAGGGCGTACTTCAGGTCGGCGTCGCGGAGGTGCTCCTGTTGCTGGGTGAGGTAGCGGTACTGCGAGCGGAGCCAGGATCGGATCCGGTCCGTCGGTTCCCCGTCCTCCTCCCAGAGGCGGTACTCCTGCTGGAGGGGGTCGTCCTTGATCCGCAGGCACGGGGCGTCGTCGCCGTCCACGAAATACTCGGTGCCGATCTTCTGGAGGTGGGCGATGAGCTTGTTGACCGGATCCTGGTCGGGTTGCTCGGTCTGGTCTTCTTGGTGGTTGGGCCGGTTTTGGGTCTTGGCCCGCTTTCGAGATCGGGTCGTGGCCATGATTGTTCCTTTGGGTTCGAGGTTTCGATTGCGGTCATCGGTCTGGTGGTTGGTGAGGCTCGGAACGGGACATCGGGGTGACAGTGCCGCGAGGGCACGTCGCTGCGATTGTGTCGGTTGGTCTCCTTTTGTGTGGAGGATGGGTCGGGATTCGCTCCGACGTAGAGCAAGGTGCTCCCGACCGTGGGTGATGAGTGCAGCGAGTTGTCAAAGACCGAGGCCGCTCGGTTCGACGCCGAGGGCGGCGAGTTCCTTCTCGACCTGCTCCTGCCGCTGGTGGTGCGAGGAGCGAGGGTAGGTCTGCTCAACACCCGACGGGGTGGTGGAGACCAGGTCCGGCGAAGTGGTGCGACGATACCAACCTTCTTCCCGGAGCCACGTGACCCGTGGTTGTCGTGAAGAAGGGTATCCGAGGTCGGTAGACCCGATCCACGGGACGATGCGGGTAGTTAGGGGAACTTAAGGGGAAGTCGAGTTCAGATGGGACGTATCGGTAGCTCAAGCCAGCGGCCGCTCCCCGGCTTGCCCTTGATACATTGCCGGATGATGGGTTCTTCGATCTGATCCAAGAGATCTCGGACCCGATACTGACCCTTGATGCCCGGAATCTTGGTCTGGAGTTCCTCGGTGGAGAACTTCTGCCCGGGGTGGTCCTGCAAGAACTTCAGGATCGCCAAGACTTCGGGCGGAATTCCAGAATAGGCCTCTCCGTCGAGGACAACGGTGCCCGAGGTGAGGTTGATGATCAGCCGCTTCTCGGTGAGATAGTTGGCCACCAGCCAGTCCGCGAACTCGCCAGCGTGATCGCGGGCGTCTTCCGCACCTTCCTTTGAACTCCCGAGGAGGGTGTGCCAGAGTTTCCGGGCGGCGGTCGGCAGCCGTTCTCCGGGAAGGCATTTCCGAAAGTCTTCCACGTAGATGTACAGGGTATGGTTCTGATCGATGGGCTCGATCTTGTCGGTGCTCTCGTAGGCGGAAAGCTCATCGACGAGAAGTCGGACCTTCTGCTGGAGGGCGTACAC